GATAAAGTGTTGAGTAAGGCGCTGCATTGGCTTAATTGAATTAGCATAGAAGTCATCAACTTCCCACTCTTCAAAGTTAGCATGAGTAAGAAAGAATAAACGCAAATCACTCACGCGCTCGAACTCATCTACATCTTCGTTAAATCTTTCGCTGAATATTTCAAGCAAATAAACTAAAGGTGTTTTCTGTGTATCAAATTGCCGTTTAGTTAAAGTAATGTTGGTTTCTTTAACCGTTCCATGAAAAAAGTGAACCGTTGGCAACGTGAATGAACTAACAACTATCGCAGCGCTACCACTTAGAGTAATCACACAGCCCACAATCGAACTTACGGTGTAATTATTATTCCCTATCGATAGCACAATGCTTGGTTGAATCCACTTAACATCATCAACGGTAATGGTGTAAACGCCCGTACTTGGGTTACTTGTTGCCGTAATCGTTACGGTCTTATTCACCGCAGTTAATACGCTGCTTAAGTAGTCGATTATATCGGTCTTATACGTCATAGTATTGCGCTGTATTTAGGTTGTAATTCCAAGCCGTCGTACTCGGGATAAGTCGCATTGTTTTGCGATATATAATATTGCACCGCCTCCCAATCACTTATGATTCCATTGTGTCTAATTTCACCCATACGCGCCGCGTTCTCTCCCGTCATTACTATACCTACATCACCCAATGATTTAGCAACTCCACTCTGTGAATGGTGCGCCTGAGTACCTTGTACATATAGGCAATAGATAATACCTTTTAATATTTCCTTCATTCCCCTGCTCTCGAATATCCTTCCCGTTACCCAATTCTGCCCGTTCAAATAAACCCCCGAATCTAATCCGCTAACTTGAATTGCTAAAGGGTTATATACAGCTAAATATCTAGCGCCAACGGGCACGTTATTTACTACCGTTGCGATAAACAAATCACCAAGCGTTAAGCCTAATAATTTGCGTATATAAGTCTTCTCGAACTCGTCAATATAGGCTTGCAGTATTGGCGTTGTATAGGTCGTTTGCGCTATCGCGTAAAGCCCTGTAAAGTCAGTAGTTTGAACTAAGATAGATGCCATATAATTAACTTTAAAAAAAAGGGTGGGCAATCACTCCCACCCCTAAACAAACAATAAACAAACAAACGACTTAAATAATTTCTGCGATTCCTTTGGCTACTAAGATAGCAGCAATATCACCGCTCTCTTTGTAAACTTCACCAGCTTTTAAGTGTTGGGTATCTTTAATTATTTTGATTGATACGTTGCCCTGAATAGGAGTAAGATTTACAACCTCAACAACTTCTTCTTTTACTTTTTTTGCCATCTTTTTAAATATTAAAGGGTGAGAGGTTTAACCCCCTCACCCGATTAATTAAGCATTCAATGCAGTTTTTGCAGTTGAGAAAGAACCAGTTACCAAAGCAGCAGTTCTATTAGATGGAATGTAGCAAACCAATCTCATTTCTGCTAAGATAGTAATTAAGTTCTTAGTGAAGTCGTCCGCATCATGACCCATTGAAATGGTAGCATCTTGACGCATTCTAACATTTACTTGGTTGAAATCACCTAGTAAGAAAGTACCAGCAGTTACACCAGTATTTTTAATTACAGGGATGCCAGCGAAAGTAGTGATACCGTTGTTTACCACGAATAAAGATGGTGCAACATATCCATTATCAGTCGCTTTAGTCAACTCCATGAACGTAGCATCTGTTGGGTGTAACACGATTGCGCTAGGCAAGTAGTTAGCAGCCTCCACTTGGTTGATTGCAGTACGCAATACATCGAAGTTATTAGCAGAAGTACCGAAAGTGCCAGCAAATGAACCAGCAGCATAGGTAGTTGCTTGAGTGATGATACCATTCAAGTTCGGTGTTGTACCGTTACCACTTAATACACCAGCATCAGCTTTCAATGCGATAAGTTCAATTAAGTTATTTCTGATTTCAGCTTCCATGAAAGCTACGTCATCTAACATCTCCATTGATACTTTAGTGTAAGCCGTTACTTTTTCAACCTTAGCCGATTTTTCATTAACGTCGAAATCTTCTTGAGTTTTAGCTGAACCCTCAGAAGTCATACCAGCAGTGCCTGGGTCGTTGTTAGCCATCTCAGCCCATTGAACGTACATTTTATCTGTTCTACCGAAGTTGGTAAGGTCGATAATAAATGGTCTGCGTCTTTGAGTTCTTACCAAACCAGTTGAGAAAGAAGCTAATTCATAAGGAATAGAAGAAGTACCAACTGCATCGATGTTAGCAGTAGTCATAGTGCCAGCAGCTTTAACTTCCATTGAAGCGCTAAAACCTTTTTTCTTCATTTTGTCCTTACCGTTTTCTTTCAACATCTCTTTGTAAGAATCAACAAATAAGTCAGCAAGTGATTTGTAAGATTCTGCTTTAACAGATGCCGCTTCGTTAGCCGCTTTTAATTTTACAATCTCTCCATTTACTTCGTTTTTCAATTCTTCTTTAGCAGCTTTTACAGCTTCTAATTCAGATTTCAAAGATGTAATTTCATCTTGTGATGCTTGTTTAACTGCATCTAGTTTTTTGCCTACTTCGGCATTGATTGCGTCAACTAACGCTTTTTCATTCGCTTCCATTTTTAGAAATTTAGATTTTTAATAATTGAGTTAATATCGAATTGCTTCATTTTTTCGCTTGGCTTCGCTTCATTCGGCACTTCTTTTGAAAGTGTGGACTTATCAAATACTTCGGCTACTTCAATCTCTTTTAATATTTGCTTGAACTGCTTAATTTGCAATTCAAACGTGCTTAACATCTCATCGCTTTGCATACCGTTTTTAACGGTGCTTTCAAGCTGGTTAAGTTTACTTACTAAGGCTAATGTAATTGATTCTTTATTGCCGCTTTTAACACCTAAGAAAGGAGTTAATGAGTTAGCACCAAAGGCAACAGTCGAACCTTCAAATAGATTTATTTCTTTAACAAGGTATAAGTACCCGTACTTCTCTGCTTCCTCAGGATTCATCAACTTGCTCACTACTTCATTCCACGCAACAGGATTCTTTTCCGATTCGATTAATGAAAGTTGATTGTATTTAAAGCCTATTGAATGATTGTCGTAAATACCCTCTTTGTAATTGATAAGAGTATCATTTCCCAAAGTAGTATTAGCAATCTTAGATTCAAAATAAATACCAGTAATACCATTCTTAGTCGTTTCTTCAAGTACTTGTAACTTACCTACTAAGGTCGTTAAGTCGTGATTCAAAGCGTGTTTAATCTTTGCAATCGCATTGCTATTCACGCCTCTTTCATCTATCGACTTCTTAGCAGCGCCCATAATCAACACGTCTTTATCTGAATCGAAGAAGTTATAAGAATTAAAGAAACCAGTAACAATACGCGAAGATGTACTAACATCTATAATATTAGCATCGGCTGACTTAACAGAATAATGAGCCGACTTCTTTTCGGCTTCACTAATGATATGTTTATTTTCTTCGCTCATGTTTTCTTTTCAAAATTAAGTACTAAAACTATTGCCAAATTTTTATTTTTTATCCTGTTACCATACTTGCAGCAGTTGACGAATCGAAACCGTAAACATTGACTAGAATAGCTATTGCGCTATTTCGTGATATTTCGTTTCTACTTACCGATGCATTCAATTCAATCAACCCTTGAACACCTCCTACCGTTCCTCTTAATTCAACCTGAGCATTAGCGATTTTATCTTCTATTGATTGTGTCGCTTCTGCTACTGATACTAATGGCGGCATTCCTAACTCTGCTCTATACTCTTCAATAGTGATAGCGCCATCAGCTAGTTGTATATTAAGGTATTCGGTCTTCGTCTTCTCCGCTTGCTCTTCCATTTGTTTATCATCTTGTAACACTGGCACGTGGTCGTAAGAAGCCTCTAAGTAAAGACCTTGTTTAAATAGTCCAAGCGCGTTATTCAAAGTGTTAATAAAGTCATCTGCTTGAGGTTGTATAGTATTTTGATATGTTGCCTTTAGTCCGTTATTTTTATTCTCAAATGTCGCCCCCTTCGTGCTTGGGAATAAATCCCTATCAGCACCGTAAGCTGCGCAAATGCTTTGAAAGTCGCTCTCTATACACTCCAACAGCATGAGGTCCTTCATTGGAAAAGACATAGGCTGCCACTTCAAAGAACTATTGGTAATAATCTTACGTTTTTGTCCGTCGAATATGCCGTAACTCTTATCCATCTCGCGCGTTATTCTCTCACGCTCTTCTTTGCCTAAAGGTATCGCACCACCATCAGCGCTACTCTCGTTGCTTAATATACCTTCCGCACCTCGCTCAACTATTAACACATTCTCACTTTTTAACGCCCCAACGATATTTGATAAAGGCAACTGCAAAGCATCAACCTTACTAATTGAAGTAATCAAATTACCTCCTACGCCTTCATTCTTGTATATCATATCGCTTGGCGCAACATTAATATACGTCGATTGGTCGTACACTTTGTATGACTTAATGATGCCATCAATAGTAGTTTGACTGTATAGTTTACCCGTTGGCACTACCTCCACATCGCTAGGTAGTAAGTTCCACATTAGCGAAGGTAAAGCGCTAGGCAAGCCTTTTATTTGATAGATGAAAGCATTTCCGAACACTGACTTAAAAACGTAGTACTCATATAAGAACTCTTCAAATGAGCGTAAAGGGTTAGGCTTCTTTAGTAAGTCCAGCACTGGGTGGTTTTCAATCTCTTCACCCGTCTTTTTATCGTACAACTTAATATCCATATTCTTGAACATATCGGCAAGTTGGTTAACTACCGATTGAAAGTGAGGAATAGTATTGTATACCTGTAATTTGTTCTGTGTATCAATTAGAATGGGGTTCTTACGGTCGTATATCGATTGAGTGAACATACCATTAACGGTATTGATGCCGAATATCTTAGCGACTAAATTAGATACGTAACTCATGGAATATTTTTTTTAAAATTAACCATTAAATTAATTGCCAAAATTTATTCTAATACGTGGGGGAGAAACACTTGAATGAACTTAGCCAAACCAGCCATTGCATCGGGTGCATCGTCGTGTTTGCTTTTACCGTCTTTCTTATACTCGTATATCTGTTGCATCATTGCGCGATATTCATCACTTTGATTTTCGGGCTTAACGTATAAGAACTTA